CTTCAACTTGTCGATGTTCATCCCAAGAAATTTATCTTTAAAATAATCTTTCTTGAGAGTGATGTTCCTAGCTTTGCGAATAATACCGTGTCTGGCTGATTCACCAAACATAGCGAAATAATCAGACATCAACTCCCGTGCCATGTAGTCACGTTTAGTTGCGTCAGGTAACGCATTAAATGCGTCTAACTCTTTCTTGTTTAACTCTTGATCTTCTAAAAGCTTGTTCAGTTCATCCTGTTTCTTTGCCAACTCAGCAGTACTCTCAGGTTTAACTCTTTTTATCTCTGCTTTCTTTGCAATTATCTCGCTGGTCAGGTCTGGGTATAATTGACCATTATACTGATCAGCAAAGCTCAACATGTCTGACTTTGAATAAATACCGGGCTTCATCATCTCCCCGTCTGGCGCATAAGTACCAAAGATGGTTTGTGCCAAGTCAGTCTGAATGTCCTGCAATGGATCAGATTTAAATGACTCCCCAGATTCTTCATCTAGTTCTTTCTTTAACGAACTCCATTTTTCACTGGGGTGAAACACCTCATGAAATAATGTAAAGCTAGGAGTCTCTGCATCAGTGTTAATGTAAACCGTGTTACTGTCAGCATCGTAGAATCCAGCCACACCGTCTCTAGCAATACCACCAGTCTTTGCTTGGATCTCCTGAGTATCGCCAATGAAAAAATTAGTATCTTTACCAGCATCTCTTCTAGCACCCATAAGCCAGTCAACTGCTTCAGCCTGGTTAGCTAAATCGCCAATTGACAAGTTTCTGTTTGGATCTACAAATCTGGCTCTTTGTTGCTCTGGCAAACCAGAGAGAAATCTTTTGACAACTGCCTCAGATGCCATCTGATGCATTGGGGTTTCTTTGAGACGTAACCTCATCCCCGCATCAGGTACACCACCTCGACTAATTTCAACTCTTGCAAATTGATTTAATGCTGCGGCTGAAAGCAAACCAGCAGGAGCGGCAATTGTGCCTAAACCCATCCCAGCTATCCATGCTGGGTTAGTTGGATCATATGGCATCATAGCACCCAATCCTGCGCCCATTCCTGCACCCACAGTGACTGTGTCTGCCATTTTTCCTGCGCCAGAGAGTAGTTTGTTTGCCAATCTATTATCGACTGTTACAAACTGTTTTACTACGTCTTCACGCATTGGCCTGATCTTGGCAACTGTGCCTAGACCACTAGTTCTGATTGAGTTGATTTTTGCAGCTTGTGCAGCACCTCCAATGCGTTGTGCGCCTTTTTCAATAATGTCACCAAGCCCAATGACTTTTCCTGACTCTAATACAAATCTGCCACCAAATGCCCCACCAAGTGCACCTACAATCTCTTGTCCTTCTGGTGCAGAATACGCACCTGCACCTGCACCAATTCCGGCTTGAAGAGTCTTTACTAATTTTGGATTTTTAGCCCCAAATTTTGCTCCCGCCTCACCTGCAAACTGAACGCCACGTCCAATTTTTTCTACTCCAGAACCAATACCACTAACACTAGTAGTAACTGGTTTTGCTAAGAACTCCCCAAGTTGTTTTGCTGCTTTAGAACCTGCTGCTGCACCAGCAGCATTGATCATCTTCTTAGCATATTGATTGGTAACTTTAGGTGCTCTTTTTGCTGCTGCTGCACCAACCTTCACCAATCCTCCTCCAATCAAATAAGTTGGATCAAATATTAAACTAAGCGAATCTGCTATCTCTGGATCAATGCCATCGTCATAAACCTCAGCTAACTCATCAGCACCAAAGTATCTGGCAACATCACCCATTCGTGATTTTCGCAACTCCAACTGTCTGAAGATTTGGTTTCCAAATTCTTTGTATGCCTCGTAGCTCGCTCTGTCTTCTTCTTCTTCTGTGCGAAATGGTTTTGCTGCAAATCTGCCAATGCCGCCACCAATTAATTTCAAGCCTTCAGTTGCTGCCAAGAATGATTCTGGAATATTGGCTGATGCCTCCATCAAGCCTTCTTCTTTGATCTTACCGGGTATCTTTCCAAACCCACCTGCCAAACCAATTACTGCTTGTTTTGCTATTGGATACCAATCAACCCCGTCATCTTGTTTCCTCTTCCACTCCTCAAACGTCATTATCCCACGGTCATCGTGGGTTTCAATGGCACTCTCAACTTCTCCAGCTTCATTGTAAACAGGTCGATAAGTAGGACGGTAAATCTTTTTCTTATTGTTATCGTAGACTGGAACATCAGTTTGTTTTCCACTGGAATCTATCCATGGAATAGTTTCTTCAAACTCAACTTCTTCAAAATCTTGTATTGGTTGTTCTTCATCAAGTGTGAACTCGTATTCTTCAATAGGTTCACTAATTGTGGGAGAAGATAACTGCCTAGACAATCTATCAGCAGATGGTTTTAATGGATCAGCCATTAGAGTTTAGATAAGTTTTCTTTATTCTTTTTAATAGACTCGATGAGTTGCTTTCTTTTCTTTTCAATGTCTCGATCAGTTTTAGTGTTAGTATAAACTGGAACGTAAGATGATCTTCTACTTCTCGTGCTTGGTGGTGGAGATGGCAACTTATCTAATTGCTCTTGAAGAACATTAATTCTTCTTTCGATCTTTAATTTTTTATCTAGCTTCTTATCTACCTCATCTGAACTAGGCGCAGGTTTAGACTTTTCTTTAGTTTCTTCCTGTGGAGGATTTACCGATCCAGGCCAAAGTTCCTCCAAGACATCCATTGTGTTTGGTCTAGGTGCAGGTGGAGTTGTAGAGTCAGCTTTTGGTTTTCCAGTGATATTGTGCCTCTTGCCTGTGCTCTTATCTAGAATCTGAACTTTGTTTGATCCAGTAGCACGGATTGCAGCTCTTTCATCATCACTAAAATTGTTCTCACCTCTAAACTCTTCAACCTCAACTACTGGTCTGTCTTGAGATGTTTCTTCTGCTTCTTCTTCACCGAGGAGTCTATTTCTTTCTGCTCTGATTTCTTCAAGTTGAGGATAAAAAGACGCTACATTAGCCCTACTCATTGCTGCTGTTCTTAGCTTGTTTTCAAATCCACTTGCTACCATGTCAATTGCCATTGCAGTCAGCGTTTTGTTAACTTCCTCCGGTGTTGTTAGATTGCCAATCGTTTGAGAGTACATACGGACATCTGGGTCAGTTAAAACGCCAACCTCACCAAAAACACCTCGCGCTAATCCGGGGATAATCTTTGTTATTTGTGATTTAATAAGTTTGGCTTTTTCATCATACGGATTTGCACTCCTAATAATGCCTAAAATTGGCCCAGTCGCTTCGCCTTCAAGCGCAACTTGAAGTTCGCCTAGTCTATCAAGTGTAAACTTAAATTTTTCTATGCTTTGAATTTCCGTAGATGTTGGTCTTGTTTTGAATACTTCAGATGCTTTGATAATAGTGTCTGTATCACCTGATTTCATAGCTTTGTCCCAAGCTTGTTTCCGACCCCGAATAAATTGCATTTTTAATTCTGGAGGAAGATCACTTGGATCAATACCAGAACCAATAGCATCATTAATGCTACCATATTTAATTTGAGCTTCTCTTGTCTTACGTTTTATCGTTCTGTCAAAGTTCTCAGCGTCCATTGTGTTATAGTCATCAAACTTCTCTCCAGTCTTTTCATCAGTTATTTGTGGACGAGGTTGACCGTGATTGTATAAATCCCAAGTGACTCCAATGTTTGCCTGATTTGCTCTTATCTTATTTGCAATATCAGCCTCACCAATAATGCCCATTGTTTTATTAAAAGCTTCAAATTGTCTAAGTGTAGCTGGGTCACGACTTATATCTGAATAGTATTCAACCATGTTTTTCTCATACAAATCACGGTCTTCCTGTCGTTTAAAATCAAAGTCTGTTGTTGGTATAGTTGATTGGAATCTTTCAAAAGCGTCTTGAGCAGCAATTTGGTTTTCTACTGCTTGTTTACGTTGTCTTTGCTCATATTTGAATTGCGTCTTGACCATGTCTAGACGCTTCTTTTGCATGGCATTATTGACAGCACTATTCCAGATAGCCTGTCCTGCTCTTAAACCACTCGCAAATGCTGATCCTGCGCTCATTGTATTTTACTCTTTGTGTTATTGTTTACCCATTGCTTTACCCGCAAAATAACCACCTGCGGCTTGTCCACCTATACCTGCCGCCATGCCAAGTAATTGCATTCCTATAGGTTGCTGATTAGCCGCATAATTCATTCTTGAGTTATAGCCGCTCATCATAAAGCTTTCACCTCTCGCCCCAGCACCTGGGTCTAATGCTAGTCCCGATTGAACGCCTACTGGGTTAAATGGTGACGCACCTGCTTGTGCTCCACTGATCTGACTAAATTGAGCAATTGGAGTTGTGCCACTCAGAAATGCAGCAGCATTAGCCAATCGTTGTTGCTCCATACGGAAACCTGCATCACCCATAGACATAGCTTCTGCTGCTGCTGGTGCTGTTCCGTAAATATTGCCTCGTGCTGCTTGTGCCGCTTGCTCACGTTCTTCCACTTGTGCTGCCATCTCTGGTGACAGTTGGCTACCTAGCTCTAATCCTCGTCTGGCTTTTTCTCCAAGCATTTCTCTGACTTCATAACCAGTTGGATCTGCTGCTTTCAGTTCTTCCATTCGTTGCTGGACAAATTCTTTGCCGTACTTTTTCTGCACATCGAGCATCGTCTTAGCCATTTTATCTGCTGACTCACTAGCAAACTCCATGTCTGCTCTTGTTGCATCTGCATCTGAGTAGCCTTTAAAATCATAGGTGACAGATTTTACACCAGTCTTGTTGCCTTTGCCGTCAAATGTCGGAACTTGCAAGTCGATCTTCTTGCCAAACTTAGCGGCATTATTGATCATCTTTCTAATAGCTAATGTCTCAGCATCAGCCCATACTCCGGCTTCGTTTGCTCCCGCCATATTTGGCGCATCTGGTGGATCTGATGAATATAACCCCATTCTAAAATTCCTCCTTTAAAAATAGTTCTCTAATTTTTAAACTTACGTCTCTCATATAATCTGTTCCCCCTGTTAAGTACGCAACCAGCATAACTAACTCAGTAATTTGATCTCTAATAACCAAAGCATAATTCTTTCTAGTTTTATCTTTCTCCATCCAATCATTGCTGTCAATCCATGCGTTTATGCTGGTTAAATGTAATGGTAATAATGACGCTTTGTGTGTGTGGAAGAATGAATTACTTGGCAACTCAACCATCAGCAATAAAGCCAAATTATATTTATCCCCGACTTTAACTTTTTCTGGTTCATCTACTAGATCATCAATCACTCTTAGCACTCTAGCTAAGATAGACAAATAGTTCCAAGCGTCAGTGTTGCCGTTGGAACTGAGCCTAATGGCTTCATATACTTTTTCGTCATAAGTCACGATTCTACCCCCACACTATTAAGAAATCCTCCAGCATAAATTGATCTTAATGCTAAGTACTTGCTTTCTGTTCCAGCGTTGTCTGATTGCTGGAATTTGAATTGTAATTCACGGAACTCTGGGTACTGAGTCATTGAGTATCTGAACCTGGTAAGTAATCCACTGCCTAATGTAGATGGAAGCGTAAAACTTAGCCTTAATTCTCCTGTACCAGTGTCTAGTTCATCAGCTAAGTTGTCTGTTTGTTCTGCTCCATCGAGGATAACCCCAATATCAATAACAGCATTACTGCGATCAAATTCAAACTCGGCAAACTCAGCATCTTTACTGGTAGTCTGTTCATTGAATGTGAATGCTCTTGTTAACGCTTCCCAACCAGTGTCTTTGTATGTGGTTACTAGTTTATCTTGGAAGTCTGTATCTACTAAATTTTTATCTTCAACAAAATCTCGGTACTGCAATGGATTCCCAACTTTATCCAGGCTAATCAAATATGGTTTGCCTCCACTAAACTGAGTAACTGCATATTGGTACGGATTTATTGTGCTAGATGGAACCCCACTTGTAACAGTCACATCTCCGTTCCAAACACCCATCCAAGATTGAGTGTTAGTGTTGTAAACTATTGTGGTGTTATTGATCGTGCTTACCCCGGTTGGGACAGATAGTAGATATCTGTTGTTCCAAAAAACTGATGTGGCATTTTCTACCGCAGCCCAATTAATCTGATCAATAACGTCTTGTATTGGGTAACTAATCACACCCACATC